CTAATCCACTGCCTTTCAATTATTAAGGTAATTGGGGAGTTAGCAAATATAGAGCCTCTCTTATAATTGAACTCTCCATAGGTTCTAAAGAGGGTTCCTTGTTCATTAGTCCACCTTTCTTCTTTTCGTTTTCAAATACTTCATGTATGGCTTGCTTTATTTTAGTAGCTAATACCTCTGATAACTCCTGAGATTTAAGAGAGATAAGTAACCCTTTTCGTATTTTCTCAATATCTTGGTCATTCTCAGTAATGGGTTTTGCTTCTACTAATTCTTGTATACCCGAGGAATATTCATCTAACCGTTCATATCCCAAATGTTGTAGGTCATTAATGAAGATACTGAATTCATCGTAAGTAAGTCTAGTATCAAAACCTACCCCATGGTATAGTTGTACTAAAGGTGTAAGGATTCTCCTCAATGTATTGAAATCCTTTAGGTGGTCTAATTCTATTTCGGACCTAATAGGTACTTTATATACCTTTTCACCCTTCAGTACCACTAGCAGAACCATTAGTCTTGGTGGTAGTCTTTTCTCGTTCATAAGCAAGTTTTTGTATTATAAGTTGTACATAGGTATTCCTTTCCTTATAGATGAACATTACCGAGAGAAGTATCTCATGTTTCGGTAATATCATCTGTATGAAATTGCCTGGAGCAATCACTGTAGCTACTACTGGAGAATCTTCCTGAGAGAAATTCTCCAGTATCATTTCTGCCCTCTTAATTGGTTCTGGCTTTGTTGGGTCCAAAGTTAGGACTGGAGCAGTTATACATTCCTTAAGGCATTATATAACCATTCATCTTTTATATCCTCTACTTGGAGGTTTTTCATTGTAATCATATCCTAAACCTATTTAAAGTCCATACACCCAGGATATTAGAGAATACCCATAGTTCCCAGTTTTTATAAAAGTTATAGGGTTTACTGAACTGGGATGTTTGAAATATTATCTGGCTTGGTGTTCTAGATAACATTTCTGCATGGCAAGTTAATACTCCAGAGGATAATTGAACTTTAAAAGCTTTAATTACATCCTCATCATTTTTAGTCTCTACTGAGGTAAGTAATTTAATAAATTCTACCTCTACACCTTCCGACATTTTAACCTTTCGGAAAGCAAATTTCTCTTTATTCTCCATTTTGTTGATATTTAGATAAGAACTCTTGAGCTAGTTCATCTTGAGTTCTTTCGATTATATTCTTTATGATTGTTTTATTTTCTACTCTAGCCCACATATATAGCATGCCCAATTGAGCATCCATATAGCAATCTATAAGAGATGGGTCCTTTCTAAATACATCCCATTGTTTTACGAAATTCATTCGAACCAAATCCCTATAACCCCGGTCTGATATATCTTCTTGGTCTATATAAGCAGATACCCTTTTTCTTACTTCTAAAAGAATTTTCTCTAAGCTTTCTGGTAATCTAAAATTTTCGGGTAAACTATGATATACCAAATTATTCGGTATTAATTCCTCAAAAGTAAACTGATTATCGAATAGTTTCTTTGGGTATCTACCTGAAAATATCAAGGGTATCTTATACCTTAGCAACGATGGTACTACGTCGTATATAGCATAATGTTTCCGATATTCCTGATAGACATCGAAATATAGATTCTCATCGAATATACCAGATTTCCTCATTATTGCCTGTAAAGTATTATAAGCAGCATTGATATGAGTATTACTCAATTTGAATATTAAGTTGCCATTTTTAAGGGCAATGAGTTCACTACAGCATCTCTTTCGTTTAAATAAGTTCATGTGATTAAAATGTAAAGTTAATGTATATGTCTCGATTTCCCTTTAAGAATGTCTCATGATTTGAGTCTTCATATTTATGACAGGCATAAGTTTGAGTAGCTCTATCAAAATGGTCTCTTACCCATACTGGTGCAGTATCGGTGGGTTTTAATTTAAAGTAAGTACCTTGATTAATCTTATTAACCCGAGTCTCTTTGTAAGATGTCTTTGGTAGTTCCATATTTTTGTCTATTTTAAAATTGATATGCAAATATAATTCTTTCTTTTTAAATATGCAATATCCGGATATAACTATGGGAGCTTACTATTTCGGAGGAATTGAGATGCAAATGAGCCATCCTCTTTTTCTTCTTTCTCAAAGTCTTCATATTGATATAACTCTGGGTCTTCTTCGTCTGGGTCTATACGCATTTCGATTTCTCTACGTAGTTCATGATGTTCTTTAGAGAATGAAGACATAGCTCCCTTATAATCATCAGTAATTTGCATTAGCTCTGCTTTATTAAGGTTAAGACCCTCTTTACTGGTATCTACTCCTTCTTGTTTAGTAGCAACTACTTCGGGTAATGACTTAATGTCATACCTGTCTTCCAATAGTTTAGCCTCTTCTGGTTTATCCAATACCCTTTGTGATTCAAATACGATTTGACGGGCCTCTTCAACAGTAATTGCATTTTGCTGTGTTACGTTGTTCTGTTGATTGAATTGAGCAAATATATTCGTAGTACTTCCTCCAGTGAGATTACGTACGATAGACTGCAATGATGTAGAGGATTCAAGCTTTAATTTAAGGGCCTTTCCCAGCTCGGCAGATATAAACGGTACGTATTTCCCTCCCTGAGATTCTCTTAGGATATTAACCTGATGGGCTATTTCCATACGGTCTTCCAAAGCCCATGCTAGTTGTTCTCCCATTAATGCTTGTAGTAAATCTTCTGCCTTTTCTTTATCCCATATTCTAGAGCTTAATAGCCTATCTCTCATAAATACCCGTATGTAATTGATATCTATACCCATACGATATGAGAATGTATTTATGTCGTATGTGATACCACATAATACACCATTTCCCATTAGCCATTGATTGATGATATAATTATGTATCTTTATCAGAAGTTCATCATTTGGGTTCTTCTGATATTCTAATGCCATTGCAGTAGTCCCCATAGGTCTTGGGAATCTTACCATTTTATTTTCCTTTTCTGACATACAAATGAGATTTTCTGATATCGGAACTTTCATCATAACCCATATACTCTAAATCGAACCTTACATACAGATTCAAAGATAGGTTATAGAAATATCCCTTATATTTTTTCTTACTTACTGATAAATTAAAAGGTTCACCAGAGATTAGGTCCCTGGTGAATACTAAATTACCTTTCCCAGTGATGGGAATATTAAGGCAAAGCTTATAATCCCCTACCTTAAATTTATTCCCATGCAGGTCTGTGATTTCCCTTGCCATAGTTTGCCTTTTTATGGTTCGTAGGTTTTTTGTCTTGTTTACTACGGTTATGGGTTATCCCCTTTTGCTCTTCGATTAATTTCTGAACCTTTGGGAATAACCTTTGCCTTAAAGGAACTACCTGAGTAGCGAAAAAGGCATTCCATAATTTCTGGGTTAATGGTTCTCCTATTTTAAGTTCTGAGATTGCCCAGAATTTAGTTTCGAAATTCTTAACTATTTCCCTAAATCGGTAGTAGTATATATTGCCAGTCTTTTTATCTATCCCAATTGTGGTAGTTTGGCAATAATCTAGAAATTCTTTACCTAATTCGGATATAAACTCTTCCCTTTTAAAGTCATAATTCTCTTGGTCGAGTTTAAATAATTTTACGTAATCGATTGCTTCCATATAGATTTAGTTTGTGATTATTAAACGAGGTATACTTTCATCTGTAATCTGAAATAAGTACCCTCTTACATCATCCTCATAATAAGAGGACCAATATGTTCTTCTAACTCGGAAATTATCAAGGATTGCCCCTTTGGGTACCCCAGTAATAAATAAGCAATGCTTAGGCATCATTGGAGTAATCTCAAATTTCCCATCCTTGAAATTACCATAGGTACCGTAGTCGGGCATATTACCCGTAAATCCAGTATTCTGTAATATGTCTTGAACCAGAGTAGTTTGGGGTATTTCCTTTTGGTTACATTCTATGGTTAACTTAGATTTGCCTATATATAGGTCTTTAACTATTTCTCTAAACATTTGTATACGATTATATGAGTAATACCATTTTTCTTGAAGTAAAGGTTATTCTGTGAACATTCCTCTAACTTCTTTAATTCTCTTCGAGATTCAGTACAAATTCTATCAGATTTCCTTAATATATCTGATACATTATCCCAGATGGGTGCCATTGGTTCTACTGGCCCTGCATAGATAACCTTATGTTTAGTTTCTATTTGGGGATATTTAGATTTATACTGATATTTGCCTTTGCAGTAAAGTACGTTATACTTTTCTGGTTCGTTTCTTTTTTCGTTTTCCATTTTTGTTAGGATTAATGTAATCGGATATTTCATCAAGTTGCCCTAAAAGCAATGCCTGAATGAAAAGGTTTATAGGCCTGAAAAAGAAATTCCTTACGTTATCAGTATTTATATACCAATCGTAAACGATAAAGAACTTCTTAATCTTGGAGTGCTTAAGTGAATGTTGGATTAGATAGGACTTACAACATCGTTTATGTAATTCTACCAATTCTTTGTCCTGCTTAAGCATCTCTTTATCAGAGAAGATAGTGTAATCCATTTTGTATGAATTGAGATGCCCAGGTAATTATCCCGGGCACCTGGTTAATAAAGGTTTATGCAACTTGTTCTGGTTTGAGGACCTTCTTTTTAAAGTCCTCATAGGCTTTAGCCGCAGCCTTAAACTCCTTAGAGTTCTGGTCCTTGATACGAGCCATTGCAAGTTCCAATCGATGGAGTTCGTTTCGAGTTTGTTGTCTCCATTTCTTCCGAGCAAGAGTATCAACTACATCTGCAGGATATACGTATTTAACTTCCCGATTAGAAATTACCTGTTCGATGATGGATGGTTTTTGTTGTTCCTTAACTTCCTTGACAACCTGTTCCTTTTTGGAAGTTTTGGTTTTAGGAGAGAGTTCTACCAATTTAGCATTGGCAAACTTAGTGGCAGCTTCTTGAGCATCTTGTACCAATTCCTTTTTAGTCTTTTTGGCCTTAGGAGCAGAAGCCTTAGTAGTCTTAGAATTTTTAATTCCTTCAAGTTGTTCGGCAACCTTAGTTGCAACCAGGTTAGTAACCTTTGTTTCATTCTTTTTCATAACGTCTATATTTAAAATGTTAGTAAAATGATTAATTTCTTTTTCTGATACAAATATAAGAACTTTATTTTAAATAGAAAAATTTTATTTGAATTATTTTCTATTTGCTCGGGTTAATCGGCTAAGAAGTCGAAGATTTCTGGAGGATAGTTAATTTCATCCTCTGGGTCATTTATGTAATCTTCATAATCCTCGTTATATTTATCGTAAATGTTATCTTGTGATGTATTGGGTACCCTTGTACATCTTTCAGGATATTTCTTTACGAAGTCATAGGCTTCTTGAGTAGTCATTACCTTGTCTGAGGTAAATTCGTAGGTTACATAAGAATAAGTTTCACCCAATCTAGAAACTTCATATTGCTGGTATCCAGATTTCTCAATCTTATAGATTTGATTTTCTGGAATCGTTTCTATTTCTACCCTATATTTATACCATTGCTTCTTCTCTTCTTTTGGTTTAATGCCCATGCTATCTTGAAGAGAGATTAACTTGGTTATTGGACTTTCAAAACGAGAAGGAGCAGTGCTCACTTCTACTGGATGAGTTCTATTCTCACCAATAAAGTAAATCACTGCCCCCAAGGTTACCAGGCCCAATATGAATTTAGTTTCTGAGTTCATAACCTGTAGTTTCGAATTTATTTTTAATGTTCTTTGCAAGGTATTTACCTTTTGATTCTGCTTGATGTAAACCGTTGCAGATTTCATAAGGTACATCATCATAGCGATAAACTCGATTACCTTTAAAAGCAACCCAAAGTTGTTTTTTCTTTGAGTCATAACCAAAGCCCTCAATATTAGAGGATTCGCAAGGAATCATTTCGACTCCGGTGTTCATTTCTACTGATTCTAAGTATTCGTTCTTTTCCATGTCTATATTAAAATTTTAAAAGTGTTAGTTCTGGGTGGAATTTGAGATTTGCCCTCTGGAATATTGCCCAAGTACCAAGTACTCCCTGAGAATTAGTATGTACCCATTCATCTTCCATTCTGAACAATATGTGAGAGCATACCAGCATTTGGTATTCACTTAGCATATTTATCAGTTGAGGGGTATTCTCCATTTCTACGTATAATTCAATGTGCTCATCTAGTGCTCGAATTATTTCGTCATCCTCAATCTGAAGGAGTTTTTTGATTAAGTCTTGGGCAATATCATTTCCATTTTTAACGTCCTCTTTGATTGAGTTGAGTGATTCAATCTGAATACCAGCAATGAGCTTTACGATGTCTTTTGTTTCCTTGTCCATAATTAAATTTTCTTTATGCAAATATACTAAAATTATTTTATATAAAATACTCTTTTAATAAATACGGAGGTAAGTGTTAGCGGTTCTTGATTTCTTCCATCTTTTCCTTGATTGAGTCGGGGAAGATAGCATCATCTACCCATCGCATAAAGAATTTAGAAGGCTTCTTTTCTGGATTGAGAAGTAATTGTCTTTGCTCTGTAGAGAACTTAATACGTTCATCTTCCCTCATATACTTGGGAAGTTTAGTGAATTCTGCCTGAGAGAAGGAGATTACGTTTTTACCAACTTGGGCCCTTAATGGTTTCTTCCTTTCCTTATAGAGATATGGGATAATCTTTTTCGAGGGTCCCCCAAGGATGCTAAAACCAAAGATTACCATTGGGTCAAATTTATCTGCTTTTGGGTCCTTAGCTCGTTTGATACATCTTGCCATCCAAGAGAATGAATTGGGATATTGCTTATTGTCTGTTGCTTCTCCAACATCTTTTTT